GGTTTATAAATGGTACTAGTGTACCTGCTGACATTGAGCTTCTCCATGTATATGATAAGTCGTGTGTACTTCTTTCATAACTATGTAAGCTTACTTGTTGTTTTTTTCCTGCGCCTAATCTGTCGCCTCCTAATGTTACTTTATTGCTCATCTTTTAATAATTCTATTGTTTTTACTTTTTCACTTATTGCCCACATTACTTGGGTTAATCTATTCCATGTAATTTCTGTTAATTCTTTTACAAGTTTTTCTTTATCTTCGTATGCTTCTGTTAATCTATGATTACCCATTAATCCGTACCACTTCCCTTCATTATTTACTAGTGTAAATGGACTATCTTCTAAGTGTTCATATTGCATAATCTCCGATGAGTTCAGATTCTCTTTTCCTGCAATGTCTAATGTATTTTCTAATTCTTGATTTTGTGTTTTCATGTAGTGTTATGTTTATAGTATAATATTTATTGTAGTGTTTTTCGTTTATTTTGTTTCCTGCGGGGTCTATTCTCTCGTATAGTGTTACCCATTCTGTTTCTTTCATTATAATTGTGTTCCCGCTGTTACTGCTAATATTACTTTTAGTATTTCGATTATTAATCGTTTAATTTGCGGTTTTCTTTCTATCATATTTCCTCCTTTCTATTTTTTTGGTTGATATTCTATGTGTATATGGTCTCTTTCTAGTATTACATCGTAATTTTTACCTAATGCTTTGCGTATATGCAAGCAGTTTCCGACAGGATAATTCATGTCTCTACTTCTCACATCAATTGCCTTATCATCGTAGTGTAGTGAATTTTTCATGTGTTTCCCGTCGTTACCGCTTGTTATTGTCATAGAGTAATCCTTGCCCTCTAGTTTTTGAATTGCTTTTTCAATGTTCTCTAGACAATATTTTATTTCTTTACATAGGTTTTCTATTCTTACTGATTTATTTTTTAATTTCATAGGTTTTTTTATTATTATTGTTGTTCCGTTTTCTGTTATTATTATGTCGTCTTGTCCGTTGTATTTTTCAATGTATAATGTTTCTTTCATTGTTTTATGTTTTATTGTTTACAAATATTCTTTTTTTTATTTTTATTATCCAAATATTTTAACATATATTTAACATTCCTAACTAAAAAGATAGTAAGTTTACTTACGCTTTTTTGTTGGGTTAGCGTTAGCGATTTTTATTCTTTCTAATTTTTTTAAATTTCTTCTTTGATTTTCATATCTTTTTAATTCCCAGTTTTTTTCATTGCTTCCATATCCTAATCTTTTATTTTTCATTCTATACCATTCTAGTGTTTTATAGTATGTATTTTCTTCTTTACTTATATCTATTTTTACCCCACATATATATCTTATATTTTCATCTAATTTATTTAACCATAATTTTTCTTTTTCTTCTTCTGAATATATATGGTTTCTATAATATATTGGTAGTGCTATATCTGTTCCGTTTCTTGTTTTATATGTTTCTTTAGTATTTTTATCTTTGAATTTATTTGTTTTTGCGTCTGGTCTTTCTAGATATTTTTTTCCTATTCCTGCGCTTGTTAATATTTTACTATTATATTCTTTATGTATTTTATCTGGTTTATTTATGTATTTTACTATATAGTTTATTGTTTGTTCGTTTACATAGTGTTTTCCGTTTCCATCACCAATTACTATATGTCCGTATTTCCATATTTTTTCTATTGTTTCTTTTGTTTCGTTTGTGAATAGTATTCCATGTAAGTGTATTCTTTCTGTATAATTTCCTCCAATTTCTGTTACAAACCAATGTTTTACTGATTTTTTATATTTTTTTCTCCATCTTTCTAAAAATCTTCTCATCGATAGTGTTGCAACTTCGTTGTCTAGATTATATCCGTTTAATCCTTTTATTTCTTTTTCTAATTTGTTGAGTTCTTTATTACTATATGTGAAAGTTACAAACTTTCCACTTTTGTCGTGTCTTATTTCTTCTTGTAATCTTACTCCCCAATTTCTTGCTTTTTGGTTTTTACATTCCATGCATTTACCACACCCAACTGGTACTAGTAGTGTTCTTTTATCAGAAACGGCAGGTATTACCCCGCCGTTTTTTTTATTCGCAATGTATTTGCGGTTTTGTATTAGTTTTGGATATAAGCACATTATTTTCCTCCTCTAATTATTGTTGCTCCTAATGCTGTGCTAATTGCTTGAATTATTTGTCCTCTCTTTTGTACATTATAACCTTCTTCTTGTAACATTTTATCAACTGTTATTTTCCATGTATTTGTATCAGCATTTTTTTCATTTGTATATGAATTTCTCTGATTTGCTAGTGAATTTCTAATATCATTTGTAATTTCATCAATATAATATTTAACTCTTTCATTTGTGAATTTTACATTAGCTTCACTTTCTAATACTTTTTGTACACTTTCTTTAATATGTTGTTCGTTTAATTCAATTCTTGATTGTGACTCTTTTACATCTTGTTGCAGATTTGTAACTTTTTGTTTGCTTTCTTCTATATTTTGTAGTTTTTGTTTAACATCAGCTTCATTTACTCCCATTAAACTTGCTATTTGTTTAATTTGGTTGTCTGTATATTCTAATGATTTTGTTGCTACTTGTGTATCTACTCCTGCTGTTTTGTCTGCTTGTGCATTTTTTAATTTTGCATCTGCTTCAGCTACTTTTGTCTGTGCTTCTATTGCTCTAGCTTGTAATATTTGTTGTCCAACTTCCATGAAGTTTGGAGCGTGAGCCGCTTGACCGCTTGCTGCACTTCCTCCACTTGCACCTCCCATTGTTGTACCTCCTGCTCCTCCCATTCCATACATTAATCCCACATTTAATCCTGCCTTTTCCATGTGTTTTCTTTGATTTTCAAAATTGGTGTAATCCCAATTTTGTTGCTGTATGTCTTGCATTTGTTCATTTAGAGCCATTTGGTTTTGCATTTGTTGATTCATCATGTTTGAAGTTGTATTATTTTGCATACCCATTCCTGCTAAATTACCTATTGTACCCAATGCTCCGGCACCTATTGTATACCAATCTCCCATTTTTTCGCGCTTTTTTAAAAGCGGTAGTTTGCTCTTGATATATAAGAACACATGCGTACCGCTTAGTTAATAATTTATTTATTCTTCTGTTCCTGTACCTTGTGTTGACTCACCTTCGGTGTCTTTTACTACTTTCAATTCAGGTTTATTATCTCTTTTTGCAATATCGCTTCTATGCACTTTGTCCATTGCTTCTACTGCTACTTCGAATCTATCTGTTTTTATATTATAACCTGCTTGTACCCCATCTTTTCTATCTGTATAGATTAGTGGTGCTCCGTCTTTTATTGGGTCTCCATTTTGTGTTACCCTTTCTACTTTTTGTTCTATCGTTTCGCCTTCATATGATTTATTTACTTTTAGGCTTGTTCCTCTGTTTGATATTGGTTTTTTCATATTTTTTTATTTAAGGGGGATTTCTCCCCCTGATTATTATTATAAATTAGGCATTAATTTAGCACTCATTTTTCTTCTTCCATACATATCTACTGCAATCTGTGTCCAAAAGTTTTGTGCATCAATTCTTGTATCTGCAAAAATATTGTTATATTTTGCTGGGTCTATATATGTTGTTAAATCTTTAATAGTGTTATATTCATTATCATATTCATACCTTCTATTTAATGTCATAAACATTTGATTTCCTTCTATTGCAAAGTTTCCGTATGTTTTATTAACATTTGTCATGTAATTTAGCCATGCTGGTTGTTTTCCTGCACTTTTAAATGTACATTCTCCATTTCCATCTACTCCGGTATCCCACCACGCCATTTGGTCTGTTATTAAATCTTGGAATCCAATTTCATCTAATGCTGGTTTGTGGAAGTCGTCTAATGTTTTCAAGTTTACTGACCAATCATTACCCTGACTATAATCAATTCGAGGAGTTAGTGATACTATACCTAATATTACGCTTGGCTCATCTACTTTAATTCTAATTTTTCCACCTTTATGTTTTTTAGTTAATACTCCTTTTCCCGCTAATGTTCCTAATGGTTGTTCTGGTGTGATTTCTGCGTTAGATACTACTTCTTGGAATGCTAGTTCTTTAATTAATCCACCCATATATATTGGGTTTTCTATACTTCTTGCTCTTTCATGTGTATATACTGCGTTTAACCAATCATCGTAAGTACCTCCACTCACTGCAATTCTGTTTAACATATCATATACTTTTTTTGATAGTTGTAATGTATCTATTGTAAAGTTTCCTCCGCTTGTATCTACTGCTGTAATACTATTTATTCCGTTTGTTCCATCTATCCATTCTGTATCTATCCAATTATTAAATAAGTCACTTTGATATGTTTTTAATCCTAAACCTTCTTGTGTTGATAGTTTACAATATCCTGTTTCTCCTTCTTTTAATGGTGGTCCATAAGGTGCATCTGTCCCCGCTGTTATGATAAATGGATTTGCACTACCTGTATCTTGTAGTATAGCTTTTCTCATATCATCAATATGTGATAATTTGAATGTTATTACATTTGGTATATCTGGGTTATTTACTACTACTTTTCCGTTATATTCGTATTTTTCTATAAATGTATTTGTTCCGAATACTCCGAAAGGATATTTACATGTTAGTACTTGTGTAACTTCATTCCAACTAAATTGACTGAATACATCAGTTATTGGTATTAATCCTAAACTATTTACTTTTAATTTTATTCCGCTTAAGTCAGGTTCGTATGGGTGTATGAACGATATTTCTGCGTGTGTGTCATTCCATAAGTTTATTGTTTGTAAGTTATCTGTTGTAGTTACATCAATATAATATCCACTTGTTCCTGCGTCTTGGTATATTCTAAAGTTATTTATTGTGTTTTCTAATGCTTTTCTTTGATTATGTATATATGCTCCGATTTCTTCGACTTTGTTACTATAATATTGCTTATACACATCCCAATATGCAAGATATGGCACTGCATTGAAGTATCTTTTATGTGGTGCATTCCCTACTGCTTGACCAATTCCTTGAATTCCTAAGTAACTGAATATAGAACTCGGGTTTACTTGGTCATTGTTTCCTACTTTATATGCGTCTGCATACATCTCAATTTGTGGTAATTTGATATCTTGCATTTTTAATCCTATGTTTAACATATTCATGTGTAATGCTCCGTTATATAATCTTACTGGACAGCTGAATACATCTAATTGTACTTTATAACTTCCGAATAGTGGTCCTACTGTTGGTAATGTTTTTACATCTACATCTAAAGTTATATCGAATGTGTCTCCTGGTAATGCTATTTGGTTTATAAATGGTACTAGTGTACCTGCTGACATTGAGCTTCTCCATGTATATGATAAGTCGTGTGTACTTCTTTCATAACTATGTAAGCTTACTTGTTGTTTTTTTCCTGCGCCTAATCTGTCGCC